ACTCTTTATATAATTTTTTTCATCTTCTACCATAAATTGTAAAAATGGAGAGCCTTTTCTCATATATACATAAGTTCCATTTTTTTCAATGCTTATTCCTTCGCCTATTTCTTTTGCTAATTTATCAGCTAGATTAATTACATTAGCCACGCCCTGCTCTTTAGTATATATCTTAACTTGTATTATATTAGAAGTTTCCCAATCGACATTATCTAAGGTATATGTCAAATAAGGTAGTTGAGCACCTTCCGGGACTGTATTTTGTAAATAAGCCGGACAAATAGAGCTGAAAAAACTGTAAAAAAGTTGCGCTTGATTTAAATAAGTATTCATTTTTTATTCACCTCAATTTTATCACAATAACGGTGGTAAATCAAATCTTTCAGCTGTAGTCATTCTTAATTGCATTGTTGCTATATTAGGCTGTTTAGCTTCTTGATTACTTAAGCTTTTTATTTTAAATGTTTGGTTATCACTTTTTCTTTTAATAACGTCATTATATTCAAGTGTTATTTTTTCATCTGTAAAAATAGTATATATATTAGTTACTCCTTGTTGTTCTGCCACTCGACCTTCGGTTGAAGTGTCTAATGTTATGCTCCCCATAAATTCAGCTCCATCTTCCCATACGGTTATAGTTCCACCTAGACCGTCAGATTTAGTTATCTTGTTAACAAACATTAATTTTTCAAAATAATCTTGAACAGCCATTATATTTCTTTCACCCTCCTAAAATCATCATATATTTTTTTATAGCCATATAATTCATCTTTAAATACATCTTTCCAAGTTGATATAGCGCCATTTGAATTAGTAGTTTTACTATATGAATATTGTCCGAAAAAACTTTCTGAAACTATATTACTTTTAATTTGTTTTTGTTCAAATTCTTTTATCTCTTCACAAATTTTTTGGAATTCTGTTGGTATACTTAAAGAACAAATATAACCTTGGAATATTTCTGTGTTTAATTCTCCTTCTAAAGTTATTATATTATTATCCACTTTAGTTATCTTATAAACTCCGTCATTCAAAACTGAATCTTTTATTAAAACATATTGATTTACTAAATAACTTCCTCTTATTTCTATAGTATTGTTCAATATAGAATATTCGCCATATTCTTTAAAATTAAAAAAATAATTGTTTAAATATTTCATTATATTATACATTTTATATCCTCCTACTTAAATTATATCAAAAAAATCGGTAGTATTCAAACTACCGACCTTTGAGGTTATTTATATAATTAATATGAAACTAGCTTATTTTGCTGGTTCTGTAAATGTGGCTGTTAAAACTGCTACTGCATCGCCTTGTGTTACTTTAGCGCCATATACATTTAATCCCTTCATAGCATCTTTGAAAGATGATTCTGGTCTAAATGCTTCTACACTAACTATTTGCTCGGCAAAAGTAGTTGTGGTATTATTAGAAGCTACTATGGAATATTTACCCGCCGTTACTGGCACATTGTTTGATATATATATATCAAATCCACATGCTCTAGACACTAGCCCTTCTATTATTCTGCCCTCTGCATTGGTTCCGTAAGCACTTGCAAATTTTGTATCATTTAACATAAGTCCTTCAAATTCTGGAGGAACTACTACCCATCTTCCATTAGTTGGCACGTTTGCCTTATCCATGGTTACCTTTAATTGAACTAGAGTAGTATATGCATTATCTGCTGTTAGCGCTATTGGTGTAGCTGTACTACCAATTTTTATTTTACCATCTTTAGCCATCAAACCGGCTATAAAATTATCTGTAACATCTTTTAGACCATATGCAGTTCTTTGCATAGCTGAATCCATAAGTGGACTTCTTACTTGTGCTTTATCTATATCCTCTATAGCAAAGTTAAAATATTTTGCTTGATCTATTACTAAAGATTGGTCTGACATGTTTAATTCTTCTGGTGTATCTATATTGGTACCCTTTTTATAATCTTTTATTGTGATATCTCCCAATTGATTTATATGGACAGTATCACCGAACTGTTTTATTTCGCCTTCGTAATCTCTATTAACTAGATTAGCGAATACATGTAATTTGTCTAGATGATATAATAGTCTAGCACTCCATAGTTTTGGTATAAAAGTTGAAACTGACATTTAATTCACTCCTTATTATTTATTATTTAATGATTTTGAAATATTTTCCCAGTTTTTATTGATTTCTTCTGTTGACATATTTGAAATATCTTCTTTACTATAATTTACTATATTGTTTACTGGTGGTGTAGATGGTTCAACTCCAATAGTTTGTTTAGATGTATAAAAATCTGAGTAATTTTCTTTTAAACTCTTGCCAATAGTTTCCCAGTCTTTTATATTATCATTTTCAAACTCTAGAGAATCCACATCTACTTCTTTAACTAGCAAATTAACCAATTTATCACTAGATATGCCATCTTTTTGTAGTTGCTCTTTTATTTTATTTATTTTAGTAGATTGTGTATGCTTTTTATCTATTTCAATTTTATAATTATTAAATTCTTCTTCCTTATTAGCTAATTGAGTTTTAAGTTGTTCGAGTTCACCATTTACTGCACCTAAATCGTCAGCTTTTTCTTTTAAGCTTTCTAATTCAACGACTTTCTTATTATATTGTGCCTTTGGAATAAATTCTTTGTGTAGTTCTCCATTTATAGCCTTGGAACAAGTTTCGGCTAGTTCGCTCTCTATTCCACTAGAGATTAATATTTGTTTTAAATCCATTGTTAAAATCCTCCTAAAATTTTATAGTGTTTTCCACTAATTTAATTATAACATACGTATATTTTTTGTCAATTTACTACTAATGTATGCTAAAATATGAAAGTTTTCATTTTAAAACTTGCAAAAATACATAAAAATAGTGTGTCCACAACGTCACATTTTTGGAGCAGTTTTTTTTACAAAAGTGCTTACGTCATTACGCTAAAGGATAGGCTTGTTTACTGGGTTTGTAGCCAATGGACGTTCAAACTAATTAAAAATGTTCCTTATTATATAAATATCTTTTTATTTTTTTATTAATTATTTATTTAGTAAGAAAATGAAATTATGATATATGAAAGTTCAATCTTTTCATTTACAATAAATCACTTCCTAAGTTAATTAAACATATGATTGACAATGTGGTCACAATAATATATAATGTAATTAACAAACATTGAGAGGTGGTATTAATATGTTAATTAGAAAAATTAAAAATGTTGCTACCGATAAAATAAAATATATTACTATAGATAAATTAATTAAAGATAAAAATATTCCACTAGGATATGAATTTACAGAATGTGGCATATGGTTCGATGATTATTTATTAAATGAAAAGGAGAAAAAGAATATAATATGAATATAAAATATAAAGTAAATGAAAATTTGGAATATGAATTTGATAATTTTGAAGAGTTTGAAGAGTTTAAAAAAGAAGAAGAAAGATTTGAAATAAAAATGCAATATTATAGAATACAAAGTCAAATAAAAGATTTACAAGAATTTTTACCAAAAAGGAGATAATATTATGAAGGTTAGAAAAATTAAAAGTAATTGGACTGGTAAATTTGGATATATAAGCTTAAATACTTTTTTAAATGATGGTTTACCATTCAATTGTGATTTTATAGGGGAATGGGTAGAACATACAAGTCTAAATAAAGAAGAAAGAAGGGGAATAATATGAAAATAGGTATTAGAAAAATTAATATAAAAAATAGAATTAAATCACGTACAACTGCTAAGTTAAAACGTAAAGTTAAAAAAGCGTTTATACCTTGGTATGGTAAGAAAGGCATGGGGTGGATTAATAACCCCCATAAGGCTTTGTATAACAAGATATATAATAAAACAACAATTAGTGCTGAGGATACATTCAAACTGTTTGTAGAGGGTAATAAACTAAATAAAGATGAATTTAAAACATTCTATAGCTTTTGTGATAAAAAAACCAGGAAGCAATTAAATAAAGAGTTGAATAAATTTAATAAAGAATTATTAAAAAAAGAATTTATAGAATTAAAAGTGGTTACTGAGGAATTTAATATAAAGCGCAAGCAATTATTAAATACAATTAAAGAAAAAACCCCAAATAAATATTATAAAAATATAATAGGTTTTAAATTTATAGGATATACTTTGGTAGGATTAATATTAAGTTTTATAAATCCTATTCCATTTGGAGCTATATTCTTTTTAACTATACCTCCTATTTTAATTGCTATAATGATTAAATATATTAAAATAAATAAAAAATATAAGAGGTAATAAATACCTCTTTTTTATTCTTCAAATACACTTTTAGCGATTTGTTCATACACACGGGTGTGTTCAAGTAGTGAAGGTCTTAAGAAATCCCCTTTTCTATTAGTAAGTTCATTCTTTTCTGCATATTCTACATTACTACCAACTACCAGTTCGTTTTTATTAGCTCTTCCACTTAGAAAGTCTGTAGATTTAGAATTTGAAACCCCTGCACCTTTCCCTTGCCTTTTATTAGTTATAAAGCTCATAGAAGCTCTTAATCTTCCTGTATCTACAATCTGCTTTTCTGTTATTATCTTAGTTACTATGCGTTGCCATTCTAATCCAATCATATATAATATTTTTTCTTTCTTTTCTTCCGTTTCTCCAAGAAGTTTTTTGCTATTATCTTGTATATTAACTTTTAACATATTCTTTCCCCCATTGTTCAAAACTCATTTTATTTATTCTTTCATCTATATCTAACTCTGCTTTAGTTTCTTTTAAGTCAACTAATTTAGCTACCATGGTGCAACGGCATCTGATAACTTCCTCCGACTTACCATTAGCGTCACCTGGATACATAAGACCATTAGAAAACTTTTGGTCTAATTCTCTAACTTCACCCATTAATTTCCTATGGCTTTTTCTAGTTCTCTTATCTAATGTACTTACCCATTCTTTTTTAACTTCTATATTTTTACTTTTAGCATATTCAAAACTATCCATTCTAGCCGAACCCTCAATTCTAGTTGTTTCTGTTCTAGCCATTGTTATACTAGAGTTATGGCTTATATTAAGAACCTTTTCCATTCTTTTAGCTAATTTTGTTATACTTTCACCTTGCAAAAGTCCAACTCCTAATTCTCTTTTTAATTGTGAATAAACATTACCTTTGTCTTTTAAATTGTCTATAGCAATCAGAGTAAATGGGTTTAGTTCGTCCTCTAATAGCTTTTTAATTACATTTTGATTAAATACTTGAAAACCAATTCTAGAGTTTAAAGCCTTTTCTATAGTATAACCTAGATAGGCATAATTAAACCAATATATATTAATCATTTCATCGTTAATCATTTTTACAGCTATTACATTTGCGAAATTAATATTAAGCATGATTTGTTTTAATAAAGTATCAAGTCTATTATTTTTTCTAAGTAAATTATTACGCTTTATTAAATCATCTGTTTTGCCAATATTATCAATTAGTTTTTGGTTCTTACTTAACTTAGATTTACATTCAAAATAAGCTTGTTTATATATTTTATTTAATTCTTTTTCTAGATTTTCAAGAATTTTGTCGGTTTTTTGGTGAGCTAAATCCAATTAAACCACCTCTTCCTCTTCTCTATCTTTATTCGGCTTTTCTTCTGTAATTTGTTCTTCTTCATAA